GTATCAGGAGCTGAATTGATGGTATACTCAGGAGCTCTGAAAGTACCATCTTCTGAATTGAATGCTACCGGTACACCCTGGCAGTTAGGATAAACCGTCTTTTCGTAACCGGTGATAACGCCTGCTGCATTGTAGATAGCAGAATAAGCATTCAATTCAAAGACCTCTCCCTTTTCACCGGAGCCTGCTACAGGAGGAGTATACTGAGCAAAGCCGTACTTTGTCTCCTCTGTAGTTGTGGTTGTCTTGGATGCATCGGCGAAGTACAGAATTGTACCACCCTGAAGTACCTTGACAAGCTCAGGATTGAATACGTTATCGTGAAGCGTAATCTCATGTCCAGTGATGGTGGACTCCTGAGGCTTCTGTGCTCTTAAACGTCCCTTTACAACAAGACGAACGGCATCAGTATCTTCTGTCTGTACTTCTACCTCAATCTGATTAGCAGTATCGAAACCAAACTCTTTGCCTGCCCTCGTCGAGATTGTAACCAGATTGACGTCAATTGTAGGAATTTCATTCCTCGACTTCTTCATTGTCGTCTACCTCCTTACATAAAAAGAACTTTCTTGTAGTTCTCATACTCAATTGCTATATAGTGTGCTTTAACTTCATCGTCATAAAATGAAGCAAGTTGTTGTCCGTAGACCTGAAACATAGGGTATAATTCTCTCATATCCCGCTTCACTCTTTGGACGAGAGGCTCAAGCTCACTATATCTTAATTTGGGAACGTAACAATAAATTGCATACATATCCCTGTCGGTTGAAAAATTCACATGTTGATATGAACCGTCATTCTTGACAACTAAATAAGGTTCTGTACACTCACCGACTTTTTGTGCAGGTGCATAAACATCATACCCTTTATTTTTGAGGTGAAGATATAAGTCCTGCCACCTACTCTCTTGAAAATCGAACTCCAAAGGTTTGATGGCCATATATAACACCTCCTTACTTCTTTGGATTTCCTGTAAATCTATACAACTCAGACAAGTTTAACTCATTTAGCAGTTTAGGACCAAATACTCTTTGAGTCGGTTCAATGATAGCAAATCGTCTACCCATACCATACTCAAGATGTCGCCAATACCAAGTGCCTTCATCGTGAAGTAGTCCAATCTGAACTAATGCTTCACCACCTGTTACAACTTCATCAACTGTAGTATGAAGTCCTCTCTCGGCTCTACCTGTACGGTTTTGCCAAGGATGATTTTGCTTCATATACACTTCTATTTCATCAGCCCGTCTCTGCATATACTGAACAAAGTTTTGTGATGCACGATTTTGTACAGACTCAAGTCCCATAACAATTCCGTTATCACGATAAAACTCCATTGATATTGTGGTCTTACCAGTTTTACTGGTTCGGCTTCCCTGTATTGCCACCGTCGTCCACCTCCTCAAATGATATATCCATCAAAAGGTTCCATTCCTGAACATTCAATACACCGGTTACACGACATTTACGTCCATTCAAATCGACTTCATCACCGACCTTGACTTCATGCCATTCTTTTTCACCAGAGTCATTCAAGAAATAAAAATCCTCATAAGGTACCATAAGCTGAGGTGTCTTTTCTGTACGAGTGTCACCTGCCGTCTGTCCTGTTAAAATTCTATATGTATCTAACATATGTGGAGCATGCTCATGATACAAACCTGTATACTCCCTAAACAAAACAGACTTACCAGTTGGTTCACCAAACTTATTCAACTCTACTCTGTAGAACTTAAGTTTTGTGGGATTTCGTTTTATCTCCCTTTTAATCTGATACAGAACAAATCTGTTGTTTATCATAGCTCAACCTCCAATCAAAGTACCGGAGTTGAACTGCTTATACTTCGAAGCAAGACGTTTGAAATATCCTGAGGTATCTGTAGTGTTGACACCTGACAACGACAGAGACGAGTCCTCAGATTTAATGATTAACATCTCGTAAATGGTAGCCTCTACATTACCGTGATTTTTCTCAAGGTAATACTCAATATCACCATCCTCGAAGTATGGAGACTGTTCCTCACGTATCTCCTTGTAGACTCGTTCAACATCTGTCATAGTCTCACCTCATACCTCAAGCCTCAGCTGCTTTCTTTGCTTCATCGTCAAGATACTTCTTGATGATTTCCTTTGCCTCATTAGCATTCTTTGTACCGTGGATGTCGATACCCTTAGCAGCGGCAAAATCCTTTACCTCTGTCTTGTTCCACTGAGAAATAGGCTTCTCAAGGAGCTCCTCAAAATCATCACCATCTTCAGTATCATCATCTGCTGCATCAGCATCAAAATCATCATCGTCGGGAACCTGTGCCTCAGACTTCTTTTCCTCAGCTGCTTTCTTTACCTCTTTCTTAACCTCAGCAATCTTGTTATCTTCAACAATCTGAAAACCAAGACGCTTATACTGAGTATCAAAAGCACCACGAGAAACAATCTGAGTTACTTCCCCGTTAGAAATTTTTACCATAGCCATTATGACTTACCTCCATTTAACTACGGTAAGGCCGGTGTGATATTAAATCTCCTGGCCTCCACCGAACTTCTTTTTACTTAGGGAGTAGTATCAATGATACCAACACCATCTGCCATTTCAAACGAAGGCAGACAAATCATAGATACGATAGTCTCCACCTGAACCGGGTCAACTTTCTGATGAGTAACAACAGCCACACCAGTCTCTGTGATAGAAACATTAGCTGCATTACCGGTCATAAGGTCAGACTCAGCAGGAGTTGTACCGAACCAGGTCTTACTAAGAGCGGTGCCGGGGAACATTACAAATGTATTGGCCGGCATAAATGCTACAGCAGTACCTGTCTCGTCGACATATCTCTTCTCGTTAACCTTAACAACAAGACCATCAAGCTGGTCGCTGATATACTCACGAAGCATAGAGTCAGTAATCGCACCGACAGTTGACTTCAAAGCGAAAATCTCAGCCTTAATCTTTGCATTGGCTCTGATATGTCTCCATGTAGCCTGGTCACACATTGCCCTCTCAACGACATAACCGGTAGACTCATAGATGTCCTCTTTCAGCTGACGGATGTCCTCGATAGGGTCAGAGTTAGTGTGGTCAGACCATGCAGTCTGAACAGTAACCTTGTTTGCTGCAGGAATACCGTAATCGTATGTGAATGCCTGGCCGTTAGAAGCCATAGCAACGATACCGGTAGTGAGAGCCTGCATTCTCATTCTCTCACGAGAAGCACGAGCACCGCGAAGAAGTCTCATTTCGTCGTCGAAAATACGGTTCATAACAGAGTCGATATAAGCCTGGTTACCAGTCTCAAGGACAATGTTAAGTTCCTGTCTGAGCTCTTCGTCAATGTACGTAGACTCCTTGAAGTAAGGCATCTCTGCACTCAGCTTCTCGAAGCCAATTCTTCCTCTCGGAATTGCAGCCGCATCAAAAGCGGAAGTCTTGAGGACAACCGGGAGACCCTTAGCACCCTTAAGCCACTTGAGGTCAAGTCCTCTCTTCTTGTCAGCAGGGAACAGTTCCTCACAAGGATAAGGAGCTTCATCCTGAAGTAACTCTTCCCAATATGCAACGAGTTCAGCACTCTGCATCAAATCAAAAATAGTCATTTCGTTTTACCTCCTTACCTTTCTTAACCCTTAACAATCTGGACATCACCAATCTTGGTGCCAGGAGTTACGAGTGACTGAACATCAGACTCAAGCCTGCTGTAGTTTACGAAACCAAACAGAAGAGCCGTTCCGTTCTTTGTTCCAGCTGTTACATCCACATTGTGGAGAAGCACCGCATTAGCGGATACAGTTCCGGAAGCAGTGAATACAACCTGGATTTCATCACCATCGGCTACTGTACCAGTTACAGAAATACCATAAGTATTAAGAGTAACAGTATCGTTACCGAGCTTCCAAGTTGTTGTTGAGTCAGCAACTGTAGCCTTAAACTTATAAGTACCAGCTGTATTGGAAACAGCAGTCTTGAAAGTAGCAGCTACAACTTCAACCTTAGTGATACCAGCACCTGTAACAACAGAACCGGTAGCTGTCTCTGTAACAGCACCAGGAGCTGCAACGGGAACTGCTTCTCTTGAACCAAGGTCAATAAATACCGGAGTACCGGCCTTTGCAATCTTGCCTACCCCTGCAACATCTGTACCAAGTGACT